TCTTCCATCGACATGTCGTTCGGGTCTTTCGGCCCGGCTGGATTGCGCGCCTTGAGCGGGACAATCGGGTCCTGCCTTGGCTTTGGCGTGGGGGCTGGCGGAGCTGCGAGTCGAGCGGCGATCTTGCCGACTTCGAAGACCACCATCGCCGGCCTCAACGCCGAGATACGGTCGTGCTCGTCCTGATTCTGGGCGAGGTAGTAGGCGATTGCCGGACCATCTTCAGCTTCCAGAAGCGCCTGACCGAGAACCGGATTGGTGAAGAGGGTTTCCTCGCCGTAAACGACGTCCTCGAAATCCGGGTGGTCGGTCTTGAAGGTGGCGGCCCGCTTCGCATAGGCGGCGGACGCTTCCTTCCAATTGCGCTCTTGTTCGGCCCTGGTCTGCTCGGCCTGCGCCTCTGCCTGAACCACCTTCGCGGTGCGAGCTGCAACCCATGTCTCAAGCGCCTTGTCGTAGGCGTCCGGATCGTCGAAGTTGGCTCGCACGGGGCGGGCCTCATCTTCTTTCGGTTGTCCGGCTTCGACCAGCTTGGAGACGGTCTCCTGGAGCTTATCGAACCTTGCTAGGATGGCTTGTTCGCGCGCTTCGGCGGCTTGGCGTCTGTTTCGCTCACGAGCAATTACCGCTCGTTGCTGCGGAGAGGTTTTATCCTTCTCCTCACCGGGTGCTTCAGATGGCGTCCCGTCTGCCTCGCCTTCGGGTTTTTGATCCGAAGTGACTGAAGCATCCTCGCTAACCTCGGGCGTGTCAACAGTCTCGGCAGGAGTCTCGATTACCGGCATGTCGGACGTTGCCGAAGTCGGTATTCCGGGGCCGCGATTCAGAGTGTCCGCGCCCGTAATCACGGGTGCGGGGGCGTCATTGGTCATTGGAGCCATCGGCATTAGGTGGTGTGTCCTTCGATTCCTGTGGCTTGGAAGCTTCTATCGCCGCCATTCCAATCTCGTGGTTGCGCTGGCGTGCATCGCGGATTTCGGCAATGAAAGTATCGGCGACAAAGCGGGCCTGTTCAACGGCCAGTTTCTTGCCGGTTTCCTCGGTTTTGGCAATAATTCCAAGTAATTTTACCTCAAAATCTGCCGAAATCTTACTCATCGCAATCTCACGATCAGCGCCCTTGTCGTCGAGCGCCTTCATCGCTTGCTGAAGCTGCTGCTGTAGCTGCTTCGACTGCTGTTCGAGGTTCTGGATGAGGGCCTGGATCTGCGGTGGGATGTCTTTCAGGTCCGGTGTCAGCATGTTCGCCGGAATGGCCTTGGCAAGGCGGGCGGCAATCTTGTCGGAGCCGGGCCAATCCATTTCGGCCGCGATCAGGTCCATCACCAGGGCCGCCGTGTTCGGCATCGCCTTGACGAACGCCATCATCGACTCAGCGCCTTCCTGACGCTTGGTCGCATAGGACGGGCCGGCGTCGACCGTCACAGCCCATTCGGCGAAACCCGGATTGAAATAGCGCAGGACGCCCTTCGCGCTTTGGTTCTCCTGGTACGAGGAACCCAGCAGCGGATCGAGGGTGACGTTCTCCTCCTTGCCGTCCATGCCGAGGATGGTGATGATCTGGCGCCGGTTATAGACCTTGGGAATCGCGTCCACGATCTGTTTGCCGAGGAATTCGAGTGAGCGGCGGAAATTGTCGTAGTAGTGGAATGCGCCGATGTCGGTGCGGCGGCTCAGTTCCCGCAGCGCCTTGCCCGACTCGTCGAACATGCGCTCCTGCATGGTGGCGTCGAACCGGATGCCCGTCGTCGCCATCATGTTCTGCTGCGACTGCGCGAGCGCCGCGAGGATGCCGGTCGGTGCGTCGGGCGGAGGAACCCGCTGGGGCGGCGGCGATGGATGTCCGCTCACGTCGGTAGGCTTGTAGGTCAGGGCCGCTGTCGGAAGACGGTTGACATTCTTCCACTCTTTTTCGTGGCCTTCTAGTTGACCCTCCTCCATTATGTAGTGTGCTTTAGGTGCGAGGGCGACGTGTTCAGTAAGGAACGTGTTGTGGGTTGGAACCATAGCCTCGCCAGCCAGAAAGAGATGGCTGGGCGTGTCTACCATGATGCACTTAACCGGAACTGACGGAACACGTTCTACGGACTTGATCGTGAATCTCTTCGTTCTACGCCATTGCTCCTGGCATCCGTTGAACTGCCTTCCGAGTTGGCGCTCCCTCTTGAACACCGGCATGTCGTACGGGGCGGTGAACGAGAATTGCCAGAGATCCTGTCCCTGCGAAAAATATGGATTTCCATTGTTGGCAAAGCGCGCCAACCGGCCCTTCCGCTTAAGCGAAACAGCCTTGATTCCTAGCGACCTGAGAAGCTCGGAAAACCCCTCGGCGAGGAGAGGTGTAATCGTGCTGAAGCTACACTGGCGTTTGATATCAATCGAGCCGTCAGTGTCCATCAGACCGTGCAGCAGATCGAGACGCTGATCTCTCGATGCGCGGAGGTAGGACGCCGGAATGTGTTTGTTCCCAAGCAGCCCCATCTCCCGCATGACGCCCTTCACGCCATAAACGGTAAATTTCAAAATCCGGTCGCCGTTCCCCCTCGGCTCTCCAGCATCCACACCGCGCCCGAGCAGATGACGCCGAAGCTCATCGATGTCGTCATCACCGGGGCTTACCTCCGGAACAATCGCATTTCCGTCCCCGAGCCACAGACCGAGAAAATACGGATCGAGCGGAAGATCGCACTCAGGAAGCTGAAGCGGCTTTGGCGTCATGACGTAATGCGTCTTTGGCCTTAACGCCTTGGTCTGTACCGTCTCGTTGCGCCACTCAAACCCAGCCGATATTCGTCCGGTACGCGTCTCGACTGCCCACAGGTGCTCGGCATCGGCCACAATGCTGGAGCCGTCGTCGAACGTGATCCTGTAACACTCTCGGTGGACGTGGACCGGGCTACACCCGAGTACGGTGGCCGGTTCTCCATTCTCATTGAAAACGGTGTGGCCGGCCTCAATCTCGCCCATCGTAGTCCACCCATTTGGAGTGGGAACAGGCGTATTTAGGTCTAGTGGAGCCCAATAATTATCCATACGCTGGGCATCTTTGGAGTCACGAATAATCCCGGAGTACGTAACCTTACCTTCTACGTCGATCTCGTCACCGATCACCTTTACGATCGGAACCCACTTGCCGATCCACTCCTTGCGCTCAAGGATTTCGATGGCGGTGGCCTTGTAATACATGACCGTAGGATCAAACCCCTTGCGCTCGTCGAGCACACGGACATCGCCATTTTTCACCCTGCGCGCGGTCACTTCATCCAGTTCGTCGCGCCAACCGACATAGCCGTTGGAGAGCGAGACGAGTTCGCGCTCCTTCTCGACGATCTCATAATATTCCACGACCCGGATGCCGTCCTTCGTGCTCCAGGTTCGATAGCTCTCGCCACCGCCACCAACTTCGAAGGGGATGAGTTGGGCCTTGGGATATTCGAGCTTGAACTGATCCTCGGGGATCATCTCGGCAACGAAGGCAAAGCGGCAATCGGAGCCGTCCGGCTCTTGGTGGTCGGGGTCAAGGTAGACAGTGAATGGATTGCGCACCCGCTTGATCACTAGCACCTGATCGAAGCTTTTGGGCGACTTCCACTCGGTCAGCAGGCGCATGTAGCCCCAACCCGAGGTGACGGCATCGTCGAACGAGCTGTCGTAGGCGATGTCGGCGTGGCTGTCCCGCTCGATACGACGGATCATGCCTTCGATCATCTGCGCCCCCTCCTTGATCGCGCCGGGGCCAAGGGGGCTGATGTTGATCTGGGGGCGGTTCTCGCGCGCCGGGTTGGTGACCTGATGGACGAAGGTCTTCATCCGATTGTTGGTCAGGCAGGGGCGGCGGTCGGTGGCGCGTTGGGCGGCGATGTCGGCCGGCCACTGATCGCCCCGCTTGAATTTGCGATCCTCGACGGCCGGCTTGCGGTTCTCGGCTTCGGCGGCGATGGATCGTTCCAGCCGCTTCCGGAGGCGCTCCAGGATCTCGGAATCAGCTTCGTCTGAGCCTTTGTCGTCATCCTTCTCGGCGGGGATGTCTGGTCCAACGGTATCGCCTTTGCCCTCAATAGCCCTGTTATTGGGGCCAAGCTTGTTCATACCAGCGGACGTCTCTGGCAAGGACAGCTTTCCGCTTTTCTTGGCGCGCGGAGGCGGAGGACTAAGAGGCTGATCGACCATCAGTTCAGCTTCATATCCGGTTCGTCGGCGATGATCTGAATCGCAGTGATGTCGACGCCATCGGGTGGTTCGCCCGGCGGAAGGATGGAATTGACGAGTTCAACGGCGTCATCATGTTTCATGGATTTTGTGTTCGCGAGCCAATCGAATTCCCGTGGCGAGACATGAAGCGTGACGCCTGACCACCGGCTCATGGCTAGTCTCCTGTGTCCAGGTCTGCAAATCGGTCAACCATCGAATAGCAGCCAATGAGGGGAATCATCAATCCAAACGTCGACCGCAATTCCGTGCCCTTTCGCGTATGTCACTTTCGCCTGACGCCCTGTGTAGTAGATGGGGCATGGCATTTCGATGCTTTCGTTAGGGTGACGCATCGTCATGCAGAACACCCTATGTCCAGCTACCTCCGCTGCGGCAATAATCGTGTCCCAAAATCTTGGATCAAGAGTGTACGTTTTGTCGTAGTCGATAGATAAGTTCATATGTCCAGCGCTTCCCATTCGCGGCCGGAACAATCAGCATACCTAGTTAGGGGATGCTTGTAACCTCCGACACGGCTCTGATGGCTGGTGGCAACGACTAGACCGAGGATTCGGCCAGCGCCCACGATGCCACATTTGGCAGCATCACGGCCGGTGATCTCCAGCCGGTCGGGATAGAAGCCACGCTGTTCCAGTTTTGCGCGGGCGGCAGCGATGGCGTCGATATTCAATGCATCTTCCTCCGCTGGGCTCTGTTAACCGGATGATTGGTCAGCATTTGATCCACCGCACTGATCGCCCGCTGGATCTCGTCCTGCGTCATGCCGATGGGATCGATCGATATGCTCGCGTTTCGGCCGTGATCGTAGACAACGAATAGGCCGCCCTCGTGAGCGAACAATTCGCGCTCGCCGGTCAGAAGCCAGTCGAATTCGTACACCCTGACCCCCTCTGTGATTAGGGCCAAAATAGCTTCTCCGGATTTGACTCCCGAGCAGCGGCTTCGGGTAATTGGTGGTCCTCCACCCAATCTTTGGCGATAGCCCGTTTTGTCGGACAGAATCCCCAACTTATCCGACATTCAAACCCATTCCAGTTAGTGGAGATGGGTGCGAAAGCTAATCCGATAGACCAGACCCACCACCCAATGCGGTATTGATCCTGACTAATATCATACGCTTTCATATTCCACGGAAAAATCGGCAGAAGGAGTCGGTAACCGGGTTCACTTGATCGGTGAACCCGGTACGTCTTTTGAAGACCAAAAGTCATCTAAACACCCACTGCACAAACGCGCCAATCCACATTGCAGCCATCACCATCGCAACTGCTGCGGCGCTACCGAGAACGGCGACTACGGCCCACGCGAGGGACCAGCCCATGATTCTTACAGGTGTCAAAGAGCGATCCTCGCCGGCTTCACGACTTGCAGGATGAAGCCGTGGCTGTGCTCGTTCATATTCCGCATGAACACGATGTCGAAGTCTCCTCGGTACCATGGGCGGTAATCCGTGCGAGGAGGCGTACCGTAATTCGGCTGCACCAGAAAGCCCAGACTCTCCATCGGGATCACCCTCGTGTGACCAGGATCTCCCCATGCCCATGGGGACTCGGGTCGGGGGCATGAACCGTGGAACAGGCCACCTGGTTTGAGCACTCGCCAGAAGTCCTCGAATTGCCGAAAGAAGAATCGCCAATCGCCCTGGGTTCCTAGGTGTTCAAGCAATTCGTATGCGTGTATTTCATCAAATGTATCGTCATCGAATGGAAGTTTCGGTTCATTTAGATCAAATATCAGATCCGGTTTTAGGTCAGGATTGATATCAATTGTCGTCGGATTTACGTATTCGTGCGACCCGGTGGTGCTGAGACACTTGGTCTTACGATCGCCACATCCGAGGATTAACTCTCTCACGCCATCTCGCAGAATTGAGCCCAGACGCCGAGTTCCGGATCAACGGGTGAAAATTCAGTGGCCATTGGAGCAAGGTGGTGATGAGAAAACCAGTCAATCGATCTCTCCAGCGCGGACGAAGGAAACGAGATATCTACTCGCCTATCTTTGAATTCGGCACACAATAACCATGACCCGTCGTCAGCGAAATAGATCATTGACGTATTAAGTCCATCCTCAACCTCATCTATAGAACCTCCTCTTCGATAGGCAATCTCGCAGATCAGTTCGTTTCGAACCATTTTCGGTGTTAGCAATTCGATCTCCACATCACCTCTCCCGGTTCACACCCATCATCGATCGCCCGCTGCAACGCCTCGATCGCTTCCTGCTTATCGTTGCGCCACTGAGCGCCGTCGACTTTTTCGATGATCACAAAATACTCCGCGCCGTCTTCATTGGCCATACTGATGCGGGCTGCGTCGACGCCTAGGACGGGAGACCAGTAGAAGAATTCGCTGATCACGCCATCCATCCAGCCGGATCATCGCTCGCGCCGTAGCTGCGGTCGGCGGCGGGTCTCACGGTCGCGCGGGGTTCCTCGTAATCAAGCGCTGCTAGGCCAAATGAGTCAGAACCGTGTGAGGAGTTTGAGACAAGATAAGCGCGGCCATCATCGCCACGGACGAAATAACATTCATCCCTATCGACGGTGAGATTGTAGGCGGGCTCTAGCTCGGTCTTCTCGCGCAAGTCGCGCCCGGTCGACCTTAACGCACTCCTTGCTGCATCTCGCGCCGAATTGCTGGTAGCATCCGAATTCCTTCCCGCATACGCGACATATGCAAGTGAATCGTGGCTCGGACTTGTGCTCGCTACGGTGCTCAAAGATGGGCTTAGCTTCGAAATTGCTTGGATGGTTGTTAAATGGATCTTCATCTGCGTGATGAACTTCATAACCCTCCGGTATTTCACCATAAACAGCCTCGTACACCACCCGATGAAGGAGCACGGAACATCGCGATTCCTGGCCTCCGCCCCTAGGGTTGCCGAGGTAATAGCGTCCTTGAAGCCTAAAGACAGTGTCGCAGACCAAAACCCGAGGATGGTCAGGCCCAAGCTTTCTCGGGTCCAAAATTTTTCCCGGAAGCACGCACAGTCGGCCGCCTCTATGAGGCCCCGGCTCGTAAAAAATCGGTGTTCTGGCGTGCACTTCACGCCCCTGACCGTCGCCCATTCGTCTGTCATCCGCACTATTCCAGACCGAAGAATGCGGCGCGGTCCACAGGGTGTCAAGACATGATCATGAACAGAGAGATCCTGTACGTTCGTCCAGCCGACTGGGGTCAGCACCGACGTGTCTCGGGCCAGACACCAATCGTGTTCTGGCCCCAATCCGATCTGCCGGTTGGCGTCGACCCGTTCGTGATAGGCCCCCAATGCCTCGCGCCCAGCCTGCGTTGCAGCGTCGTTGAACCAGCAGCGAGGGAACAGGCGGCGGGCGGCCTCGACACGGATCACCGCCGCACCTGGACCGCCGCCTTTGCGCACCCGCACCCGGAAGTTGGCTTCCTTCAGGTGGTCGCTGAACTTCTTACCCGTCACGGCATTGCGGTGCGCGCCGTCGTGGGGCAGGACGCATTCGGCCTCGCCGTGGCCGCGCCGTCGCAGCTCGTTCACGTAGTAGCCCAACGGCTGACCCGACCCTTCGATGTAGTCCATGAATCGAAGCTGCTGGCGGATGCGCTGGGTGATCCAGATCGTCATCGCATCGTCGATTCCGATGTCCCAATAGGCCTTGCGCTCCAGCAGGGGGTCATAGGCCAGATCGGTGATGCGGCCTTCCTGCTCGGCTTGGGCGAGGTGGTTGGCGAAATAGGCGCCGGCGACGACCGTGGCATATGCGCCTTCCCAGACGTGCTGATAGCTCGGCGAGTATTTCAGATCGTATTCGCGCTCCTCCTTCATTTCCTGTGGGAGGAAAGGGTTATCGCTCCAGTTTGTTTTGACGACAATGGATCTGTCCGGCGGCGGAATTCCGGGTGTACGGAACAGGGCGTCGACAGCATCCGACTTGCGGTGCGGGTTCCAGGTAAAGATGAGTTTCGATCCCGGCTTCCGGATCGTCGGTCGGAGAAGTTGAAGGCTGCGGGCGCTCATATTGTGGGCTTCCTCAACCCACACGAGGTCGAATCCCTCATAGGATTTGATGCTCTCGCTCGTCTGATTGTTCATTCCCTGGAAGACGATGCGACCGCCGCCAGGGGTGCGGATCTCATCGTCCAAGACACGAAATCCTGGCGCTTTGAACTCCTCGATCTTGTCTTCGATGAGCTGCTTGGCGGACTCCCGCAGAGCCTTCTGCACCTCACGGGTACAGAGCACGCGGGTTCCGCGCTGCATGAAACTTTGCTCGACAGTGAATCCGGCGGCGAACTGCGATTTGGCGCCTGCACGACCGCCGTAAATCCCCGCGTACCGGAATGGCTGTAGGAGCGGTTCGAACACCCTTGCGGTGGGGATGTTTAGCTTCTTTTCGCTCACGGTTTGCTATCCCGCTTGCCCGCCATGTAGCCGACATCAGCCTCCGAAGAACCACTTGCAGAGCTTCCACCACGCGATGGGTGCAATCACTGCTGTCGCGAGGATGGAAGCCACGAGCACCCAGACCGGGATCATTTTAATCCTTCAGAATCCCCGACTTGTTTACACGGTAACTATTTTTAGTATGTTCGGAAATACTTCTGGTTGCGGTTGGCCTAGAGGTTCCTGGTCCATGATCGAGCTTTGGGGTCGAAGATGGTATCTTGTATTGCGGGTCGTTGAAATATTTAGTACCGCCCGCGGCCTTCACCGCAGCCATAACTTTAGGTGGTGGGGTTTTAGGCATTATTTTCCCTTGGTCCTGGTCTTGCTCACGGTTGCGGGTGGGGCGTTTTTGCCGATCAGCTTGGGCGATGCGCTGCCGACCTGATCCTTTGTCGGGCCGGCGTAGTTCGTGGACTTCGGGCTATGTGCCCATTTCCCCAGATTCGAGATTGGTGAGTGCGGTTTCTTCATGCGTCGACCCTAAAGGTTAAGGCCCGGCTTGGCGCCCTTGCGCGGATCCATGACTATGCGGGCCGCGTGTGAATCCATCAGGACGCCCAATTGCTACGCGCCGGTTGGCGGAGCTAGGAGTCTCCCGCGGATTCAAGCTTTACTTCAACCAGCCGGGCGGGGCACGATCCAGCTCGTGCGGTTCGGCCGGGGCGCTCGACGGGATTCCCATCTTGCCACCGGTGGGACGCGAGCCGGAGCCCACGGCGGTGTTCTGCGGTGCGGAGGATTGGGCAGGCGGCTTTACCGCGCCTTTGTCATTCTTGAACACTTCAGCTTCTCCAGTGAGAGGTGCGCGTACGCCTGATTTCGGCCGACGTTACCCGGCCTTGTCGGGTTTGTCTATGATACGCCTCTCGACGATCCAGCTCTCGTCGCCATCGGCCTCGGCGCTGATCGAACGCGCCACAGCCTTGCCCTCAACTCGATCGATCAGCTTCTCGCCAGCCGCGAGACGAAGGCCAACGGGCTGAGTCTTGTCGGTGACGACCTCATGGTAGAAGTCCATGATCTCCTCGACCTGTGCGGCGCGCTCCTCACGGGACTTGCGCGGCGCGGATCTGCCCTCTTCCGCTGTCGTGCCGCTCGCCGGTCCACCCCACCCCGCGCCCGTGGCCGGCATACCCGTAGCTGGGCCGCCCCAACTCTCGCCCGGCGGCTTGTAGACGAATCCACCCGCCGGCTTGTTGTTGGTCTTCCTGACCGAAGCCAGCCACTTCGCCTTGCGCTCTGCGGACCAAGGCTTCGACCGGCCGTCGACCTTGCGTGGCTTCAGCTCGACGACGTTGGACGCCTCGGTTGCGGGATCTTTGGGCGGACGTTTACGAGCCATGGCGGGAAGGTAGCGCTACGCCGACCCGGCTGCAATCCTACTCCGCCTTCTCGGGCTCTTTCACCGGAACCGGAGTCTCGACCGGCTTCAGATCGGGGATTTCGCGAATCCACGCCACCATTACCGGTCTTGTCGGTGTGTTCTGTTCCCACCTGCCATCCGGACCACATGCCACCACCCGATCACCGATGTCATAATCGAGTTTCATCTCAAACCCATCCTCATCCGCAAATCCCGGATCTTCACGCTCAATTCCGCCGCCTCTTCGGCCGCAAGCAGGCGTGAAACATACGATATCTCTTCACGCCGAACGAGGGGTTTGCATCGCCCCGCCCGATGAAGCACGCCGATCACGACGTCGCGATTGAGGCCCATCTCTTTGGCTATCTCGCAGGGTTCCAGACCGGTGTCGTGGTGGCGGAGGATTTCGGCGTTGCGTTCGGGGAAGAGGGGGGCGGTCATCAACTCGCCCCCTGATAGATCAAAGCCGCTGACCGCATCCTCTCGTACTTGATCGCGTGGCTGATCGTCGAATGGTCACGGTTATCGAGGAATATCCCGATCTGGGTTGTCGATCGGCCGGTGGTCTCGCGCGCCTCGACGATGAAGCGGCGGCGAAGATTGGCGAGGTTGAATCGCTTCGACCGGCCGCGCAACTCACGGATCGTGATGTCCTCCCGTGCGCAGAAGCGTTCGGCGAGAATGGCGAGGGTGATGCGGCCGGTCATCAGTCGTCCCGCCTTGCTGGAAACACCTCCAGCAACTTGGCGCACAATGACGCCCCGTATTTCCTCGCCCATGCCGCCTCTTTGGCCTCGTCGCCCATGGCGCGGTCGAGAGCGTTCCAGCAGTCGTCCACGGCGAGTTCGTCATCGAATGGCGGTGGCGGGATGATGGCGCCGCATGTGTCTCGGATGGTCATTCCCTAACTCCAAAAGCGATCATCACGATCAAGCCTATGATCAGGACGGCGTAGGCGGTGTATTCGGTCACCGCGCCTTCCAGAATTGCCACCAGCGGCGGGGTTTGGGGTCGTCGTGGGTGAATGAATAGTCTCCATCGTACACTACCCAATCTCCTGGCTTAAATTGCTTGTAAAGACTCTGATCCATCACCATATCCGCAAGAACTGATGGAATGATGGTGTTGTGACGATCCTCGTAATTCATCACCGCAAGATCGAAGTCTCTACGGCACATAACGATATAACCGCTATCGTGCTGACCGTTCAGCACCTTCATGATGTCTCGCCACAACTCATCCGCGAAATCGGTCATTTCCATATCTCCCACCACCTCTTCACCTTGACCGGCTCATCGTCCGGCATTGCCAGATACGCCTCGGTCAAGGATGTGGTTTCACCGCGCGCAATACGGCCACGGATCTCTTCCAGATCGTACACACGATCGCCCTTGTATCCAACGAACAGGTCGGACGCCGGGACTTCCTTTTCTGTCCAGCCCTGCATTGGATCGTAGTAGCAGATCGTGCATGAGGTACCGAGATGAGGGTTATTTCCCATGGTATTTGCTCCATCTAGGATCGGCATTGAGCTTGCGCCGAAACTCACGGTGTCGGCGGCATTCCCTCGCCAGCGACACATACTCGATCATGTCGACATGGACTGTCAGGCGCAGGGGGTCGAGGGCGATGTCCTTCTCGATCTCGTCCAGGTCGACGAGATCGTCTGAGCCGAGGTGGAGGGTCATGAATCTCTCCAATCCAGATTCCTTGACGGTCTCTCCAGCCACGATTTCTGGGGTCTTTCCGCCGGATTCTGAAGCACGAAATCGGCGAAGATCGTCGCGCTCTGAGTGATCCCAATTTCGGTGAATGGCTCGGTTCTCACATGCGGAACCGTCCGAATTTGAATCGCCAGCTTCAGGCATTCGAGGCGGAGGAGGGCGGCTTGGTGGGGGTTCATGTCAGATCATCCCTTCGCCGAGGAAACCCGCAATGCGCAGGGTTTCGATAACCACCACGCGCGAGTCTACCCGGCCGCGCTGTTGCATCAGGTGTTCCAGTGCGGCTTCGTATCGGCCTTTCGCCTCCGCTACACCGACGATGTCCGGCCAGTTTTTGAAGATGGACATGGGAACGGTGATGTAGAGTTCTGGTTCGGACGGAACTCCCATCGAAAGCGGTCCTGGATCGAACATTCTGGGATCGGGTTTGGTCATTTCTTCGTCCTCGGCGGTGTCCATCCGGCTTTGATTAATTTCTCGATCATGGCCGCCTCACGCATTTGCGCGCCACGCTCGGCGCACGGACACATTTCATGTCCTGGCTGCGGGCCAATACAAAAGCAGGCACGAGTCTCATTCATGAGTTCCCGCATCCGCTCCCATTCATTTTTGGAGATATCGGTTTTCATGTGTCGACCATACCCCATACGCCGATTAGCGCAAGGGGAAATTGGCGGATGTAATCCAGAGGGCCGTGGCGACGCCGAGAACTCCGGCCAAGGTGAGGAGGAGGGCGGTGAGGATGGTGCGGGGAATCATTTGAGGATTTCGCCAATCTCATTCAGGGCCGACGCCATTCCGTGCGTGTCTTCATCGGAATAGCTATCGGCCAAAACGCTCTCGATCCGCCGCAGCTTGTCCGCTGTGCGACGGAGCGTTCCTTTCTCCAGCGGAAAGAGTGGGCCGAGGGAATCGGCCAGCGCCTCAAGGGCGGCGCAGTCTTCGGAGGTGGTCATGCGGTGTAGTGAGACCATGCAGCGAGCCACGCTTCGGGTTCGGTTGGGTACTTAATTTGGGGGTTTGGTATAAGCTCGGGAACAGGTGTGTGCATGTCCCACCTTCCAACTTTAGGTGACGGCCTCACCTGATACCCAGCCGCCTTCAGTTCGGCGATCTGCTCGGGTGTGGGGGTGTTAGTCATGGGCGCGCATCTTTCCGGGTTGGGTCTCTTCGATTGTGCTTCCGATAGGTGATCCAGCCTTCCAGCCAGCCAATCGCTGTGATTAAGTTGCGTAGCGTCTCCACATCACAATCGTGATAGACTTCCCAATCCATCTCACCCGCATCGCAGCGACTAAGGTCAGTGTAGATCACTTGCAGGCGATCAAGGTGACGCCGCATTCTGGACAGTGGCACGCGCACGATGTGCCTCACCCCTTCTCTCCCGTTACGGCCAGGACGATGGCTTCGAGGGCGCGGAGCTCGATGGCGTGTCTCGCCAAAAACAACGGTCGCATGTCCCTCAACTCCGCGATCCGCCGCAGAACCGCACGGTCGATCTCCTCGATCTGCTCTGGCGTGGGAGTCATCCCTTCACCCGATATACGCGCTCGGCGTTCATGGCCCTCAGAATCTTGGGTCCAGGTGAACTGCGGCCACTAAGAAAATCATTAACGAAGCCGTTCGACACGCCATGACAAAGCGCCCAATCCAGAGCGTTACCTTTGACCTGTTTGCGCAGGAGCATCCGTAGAGCGTCCTCGGTGAGGATCTGATCGGTCATGGGTGGTGTGTACGACAAAAAGAGTAGGCTGGAAATGGGGCGGGGGAAAATTTGGATTAGAACTTGATCTGCCCACTCTCGATCAGCTCACGGGTTCGTCGCCTCATCCGCTGGAGATCGGCCTTCGATACGTGCCTCCAGCCGCCGACGAGACGGGGGCGGTGCTCGTTCAGGGGATTAAATCGCCACAGCAGATTGAGCCTCGGGACCGTCCATAGGTTGTAGATCGCGAGGGCGAGCGTGTCGCTCCATGTCCATTCGTCTTGCATTGGGGTGCGTACCACGATGGGCGTATTTGGGAAATGGTGGGGGAGAAAATTTGGAGGGGGGAGGGGTCTAATCCCAAACGCGTTCCAGGGGACTTTTTTTCCTGGCGCGATCTGAAGCCCCAAACGGCGGGCCTTGCCCCCTCGAATCAAAGGAGGGTTCAGCCTCACCCTGCCTTATGCTCAAGGTCGGCAGCCCTCCACCCCTCAAGCCTCTTGCGCCTGACTACGGCCATGGCGTTGCGCTTCATCAGGCGATCCTCAGCAGCCCAACGATCGGCCAATGCGGCGAGCTGGTCCAGTGCATAGCGGCTGTCATCGGTCGCCCCTCGCTTGCCTGTGCGCCACGCCAGGATGAACGGCTCGGCTACCTTGCCACGCTTACGTTTGATGTCGGCGAACCGTTCCTGGCAGATCAGCCCGCAGAAGTCCTGCCACGACTTGGCCGGCTCGAACGTGACGCCGCATTGGGCGCATGGTCGCTTGGTCATGTGTCGGCTCCTTGTTGCAGGGGCCTTGCATACCATACGAGCGTCGTACGTCAATGCGTGTTTGATGGGTGGCGGATGATGGGGCGGGTGAGCGAGGGGGCTCAGGGGGCGGGATTAGGGGGTTAGCGTCTCGTCCGTGAGGATGAGCATAGCACAGCGCACCGAATCCCACTGCCGGTTTGAGCGGCGAGCATCGTCAGGTTTCATGACCATCAGGTCCCGACACGCACGACGGCCACGCTCAGCGTAGTAGTCAGCCCGTGACAGCCCCGGATCGATAGGGTCGGACAACTCCTCAGCCTTAATGCCCGCGCCAGATCGGGCCATGAAGCGCCGACGATCTATGTTGACGTTCATGGCGAGAAGCCTGTCCGCAATGTGCGAGACAGCCGCTTTCCTTGTCGCGAAATCCGGCATTGGCATATCGCGAATCAGATCCGCAACCCAATCAGCTCGACGATTGGTCAGCGGCCTTTTGAGTTCGCTTTTACGAAATGTCATCGCTTGTACTGCCGCTTCATGTACGCCTTCCGGCACGGGGCACACCGCAACGGTGGCGCGTTCAGGATCAGCCCCGATTCCACCATGACCGACTGTCCGCAATCAGGACAATTCGTCGACCACTTGAGACAAGGTTCCTCGCGGCTGGCATCGGGGCCATTGAGGAAAAAATCCTGCTCCTTGTAGGTGAACCGGCACAGGTGGCCGTCCAGGTCGAACTCAAGCTCGACGTCAGTTCGTTTGGTAGCGGGTTCTTTGGTCATGCCTGATATATATACCAAGCTACCAGACTCGCAACCCTGATTTTGGGTGTTATTGGTCGGCACACTCAGACCATTAGAGGCGTACCGCCGCAAGTCGTGCGATCGACGCCTAATGGTATTCTGAGAAGTTGTCAACCACCCCGAATCCATAACACCACAACCGCGAACATGTTCGAACATGTTCGGTTCTGTTCGGCGTACGCAAGAGGGGTGACGGAGGGTTGGGTTGGCTACTACCGGAGAGCCAAGAGCCGATGGGTGGGTAAGAGGCTCGGCGAGAAGAAAAGGCCGCTGATACAAGCGTGAGTGATCACTCGTGATAAGCGTCGGTCTGGGTTATCGAGGGTTGTGATAAACGCACATCGAGCGCGCAACTCCAGGGGTGGCGGGTCGGCCATCCTCCCCCTTCCCGCTCACATCCGCCCGCTACATGCATGTGCGCCCGCATAATGCGCCCCCGTGTACGACCCGCAGCTTACACGCACGCTATGTGCGAGGGCGCGGACGGGTCACACGCGCGGAAGTTACCTAACACTCCCGCACACGTAGGAGCTTGGCCGTAATGGCTGTTGAGTCACAACGCCATTGCGCGTACACTCATCGCAAAGGAGCGCACACATGAACGTCCTCATAGCCTGCGAATTTTCCGGCGTTGTCCGTGACGCATTCCGTCGACGTGGTCATGAAGCCTGGTCGTGCGATCTGTCGGGAATCGAGCCTGAAGGCGAATGGCCGAACTACCACCTTGAAGGCGATTGCCGATGGTTCATGGACGGCAAGAGTGGGCCGTGTGCGAAGTGGGATCTGCTGATCGCCCACCCGCCCTGCACCTACCTCGCGAACAGCGGCGTACGCTGGCTGTATGGCGGAAAAGGTGACGCGCCCGATCCCGAACGGTGGGCGTCGATGCGCGAGTCGGCGGCGCTCTTTCGCGACATGCTGAACGCGCCAATCGAACGGATAGCCGTCGAAAATCCGGTCATGCACGGCCATGCGCGGAAGCTGATTGACGCCGACCCTGCACAGACGATCCAGCCTTGGTGGTTTGGCCACGGCGAGACGAAAGCGACGTGTCTCTGGCTGAAGAACCTTCCGCCGCTCGCGCCGACAGACATCGTTTCCGGGCGGGCAGCTCGCGTTCACCGTGCGTCGCCGGGGCCGGATAGGTGGAAAGAGCGCTCGCGCACGTTGCCGGGAATCGGTGCGGCGATGGCCGAACAATGGGGCGGATAAAATCCATGCAAGGCCCTTACAAACCGCTTGACCCCCACGCGCAATGGCGTAGTGTGAGTGAACGCAAAAAGGGAGCACGAGTCACATGCTCGAAATCACCGTCCTGATTATCGCGATTGCCGGCATGTTCATCGGCTTCAAGTTTCTCGCTTAGGGAGCGCCACAATGACCATCAAAACCCAATCCGACCTAGCGTGGCAACGCGCCGAACTGACGATGGAAGTCGGTGAGCTTGGCGAGCTGTCCACGCTTCGATACCTCAATAGCGAGGGTACGCGCTGCATGGACGTTTTCGACGATGGCTACGTCGACAAAGGTCTTCGCCTGCTGACCTTCGACACCCCGCAGGCCGCGCAAGCCGCCATCCATGCGGCAGACTGTGCGCTGGCCTATCTGCAAGTCATGTTTGGGTGACGCCATGCTGACAACCCCCATCATAATCTCGCTCTACCTCACCGCAGGGCGCGACCTGTGCCCACGCTGGAATCGTCCGGCGTATGGTCAAGCCGCATGGTTTGGCATGTGGGCGAACGAATGCGCCGTGACAATCATGGCGTTGGAATCTGAAACCAAGGAGTCGGAACAATGACCAAGTACAACGGACATCGCAGCTGGAACGCGTGGAACGTCTCGCTATGGATTGCGAACGAAGAACCGCTTTATCGGCGCGCTATCGAGTTGAAGCGCAAGTATGGTTCGCAACGCGCCGCTCGCCTGTTCCTGTGCGAACTGGACGACAAGACGCCTGACGGCGCGACGTACAACGTGACGTGCGTTCGTGAAGCGCTGGCGGGACTCGAATAGCCTTGACGCTCTACACGCGGGACGCTCGGTCACTCATCCCGCCTATCGAGCGCCAATAGTGGTGTTTGAAATAGGAGGAATCCTTATGAAGTTCACCCTGACCATTAAATGCGACAACAAAGCGTTTTCCGAGGAGGGCGCTAGCCATGAGGTCTCCCGTATCCTTTCAGAGGTCGCGGGTAAGATTGCCTTCTATGGGGTGCTACACGATGGCGTTTTCGTTGCTCTCCGAGACCTGAACGGCAACCGCATCGGCTCATGGGAGACATCGGCTTAACCACATGATCCCACCCACCCAGATCCGAAAACTCACAGCGGCCGGATATCGCGTCGGACAAGGCGCGTCCGGCCGCTTCTACGTGACCTTCCCTGGCCAAACCCACTGCGCCGCCTACGAGTCGTCGGAAGCGGCATGGCAGGCGGCCAAATCCCACGCCACACGGCAGGGTTGGGCGTGGCGTGGTAGGTGATTGCCAAAAATGAGGAAAGGGCCTGTACGGTCATAAAATGGGCCATAGCGTAAACGAACGCTGCAATACGCCTATACGGCGCAGCTCTAAAAGTAGAGCTTGGCTCCAACCTTGACCATTGACCCCGCCGGCAGCTCGATCCGAACCCTGCCCGAATTTTCCCCAAAATCCCAAAACCACCCAACTATTTTGAAGGCAAAAATGAATCGTCCGGTTCGGATTCCGGGTTTGAATTTTCGGCAATCGGTGGTTGCGCGGGAACTCGGATTGGCGTAGGGGTGGTGGGAGTTTTAGAGAGGACGGAAAATCATGAGTGCGTGGTGGGATGAAGATCACAAGCTATGCTTGCTGACTCCAGCCGAATTTGCGGCGTTGCCGGATGGTGAGGAATTGACCTGTATCGACGATGAAGTCGCCATAAAAGGCAGGGATTACATCGACGGTGACACCCGAGCCGGCCACATGGCCTACGGGGTGGTTGGTGACCATCCGCTTCGGGTGGCGTTACTGGCCAAGACGTCATGACCCTCGGCGAATTCCGCAAGGCGACCGCGAAGTTGCCGGATAGTACAAAAGTGGTGATAAAAGGCGGCGACCGTATCGCCTACGAACTGGAGGGAGTTAGGCCAATGAAGGTTCTCCCCGGCGCTCCAGGTGGAAGCTATTACACCAATGCCGGCGGTACGGTTTCAGCATTGGTGCTAGACTGACATGCGCACCCTCATCAACCTCTCCGGCGGCTTCCTCATCGGCGTCATGGCCAATCACCTCGCCAACAGCGGCTGGCCGTACTGGCCGGTGATGATCGACGACATGCTGCTCGTGGTGTGGTGGGTGGTGATCGCGACGCCTGCGATCACGCGGATGATGGGGGATAGGCCATGACCCGCCACATCAACAACGCCCAGCGCACCGAACGATCGGCCCACATCCTTGACCTCGCCCGAAAAGGCGTGGAGCCTGAAGCCGTGGCAGAGCGGTTGGGCATCACGCTCAAGCATGTGCGGGAAGTGTTGAGGGGCGCGAAGTGATGAGTAAGTGGCAACCGATCGAGACGGCGCCCCGTAACAGGCGCATCCTGATTCACAGCATGTCCCCCGCAACCGGACATCACAGCGTCCATCTGGTGTGGTGGCGATCGCCTTATGAGGGCGGTGAACATCTCGGATTCTGGGAACAATATCTCTGGGGATCAGAGAGCCATCCCGTCGTGCCGCAGTTCACGCACCACTGGATGGATTTACCGGAGCCACCAGAATGAGCGCCGACGAATTTTGCCTATCGTGGCAATGTGAACGGAGAAACGAGATGAAGTTGAATCACAAAAATATCCGCAAGGTACGAGATCACATCTCTGGGTTGGAGCCTAACAAATTCGACATGATGACATGGGGGCGCAGACACTCATGCGACACTGCCGCGTGCATCGGCGGCTGGGCGGATCGTGTGTGTGGGATTACGTCAGTCCATTACACTGAAACTGCCGATGTTCTCGGCATATCCTACGTTGACGCCGGCAAGCTGTTCTATCCTCAGGACAAGTGGGAGTTTTCCGAATGCCCATATCGCGCCACCCCCGCCCAAGCCGCCCGCGTCCTCGACATCCTCGACAAAACCGGCGAGGTGCGGTGGGATCTGGCGATGGCGGAAGTGCTGGAGCCGGCGTGAAACTCACGCCCGTCGCCGCATCGTTCATCCTGACCGTTGGCAGTGCGTGCGCAGTCGCCGCAGCCCTGTCGACGGTCGCTTTTTGCGTGATGTGGGTGGGATTGAGTTGGGCAGGTGCGATATGAAAGGGATACCCCAATGCGATATCCCCCGGCTGTCATCCCGGATCTCGGGCCGTACCGCCGTATCCTCCGCCGCGAACTCCGGGGCGCGCAGGAATGCCTCTGCCCCTACTGCGGCGGCTGGCTGCCACGCGGCCTGCGGAACACGCTGAACCCGGAATATCCGACGCTGGAGCATGTGCGCCCGGCTAAGTTCGGTCGCGAGTTCAAGCGCACGCCCGGCGCCAAGTCTGCCCGCGCCTCTTCCCTCATGCGCAACGCCCTGCTCGTGCATGGCCGATGCAACAAGCGGAAGGACAATCGCGATCCGACCGCCTGCGAACTGATCTGGCTTGAGGCGGTCAACGTCCAGATCGAATGGTTGTGGCGGCAGATCGAGCGGCAGGCCGAAGCGCTAGACCGCCGCAGCCACTTGCTCACTCTTGCCACCGAACTCGACGAGCCAGATGAGATCGCCATTGACCCCGATCCGCTGCTGGGCTGCGAGCCCATGAAGCGCACGGCCTAGGCGCATACGGGCCGCATCCATCTTCTCGCCGTCGAGTCGGAACGCGCCGTTCATCAGGTGCTTGGCGAGATCCTTCCTGTCGATAGCCCGCGTCCACGGCTTCACGCCGGCCAGGAAGGGTGGCGGCGGTTGAGTCCGGCCGCCGTCGACCACATCCCTGATGCCGACCAGGACGAGCTGCTCGATGGCCGTCATCGCTTTCTTACGGCGGCGGGGATTGGCCCTGTCAGGTGAGGCTTCGTAGGCGCAGATGCACGAGGAGAGCGTGTCGCCGTCGTCATCGATCATGTCGAGTTCGACGCTCTCCAGCCGGAACGACAGCTTTGCTCCGTCCCGTGCATTCTTGACCTTGGAAATCGTCAGCGTGCGGAGATCGGGATCGTCTTCGTCCCGCTCCAGCGAGATCGTGGCGTCTGAATTGGCGTCCAGGCCCGACCATCCCCTGATCCCGCGATCCTCTCCCGCTTTGCCGAAGTGGGCCACGACCAGGATCAGCGCGCCCATCTGATGGCCCAGCTTGGCGAGGTTGTCGAACGCCTGACTCATCGCCTCGCTACCGTTCTCGTCGGCGCCTGGAATGCATCGGCTGAACGTGTCGACTACGATCAGCCCAAGCCGTTGTCCCAACGATTCGAACCTTTGATGGCTGATGGCGAGGGATTCGGCGAGCTGCGCCAGATCGTCATGGTTGAGGAGGTTGACCCGCTGACCGTAGAAATCGAACGGGAGGTCGGCCGCTTTGTACGTCTGCCGCCACGCCACGATCCGTGTGCGACACCCCTCGGCGTCTTCGGCCCCGATGTACGCCACGCCTGTCCTGCGCGTTCGCTTGTCCATCACCTTCATGCCGCTCGATATGCGCAACGACATGTCCAGCCCGAGGAACGATTTTCCCGCCTTGGTCGCGCCGACCAGGAAAGCGACACCGGTGGCTGGCAACACGCTCTTGACGAGCCATGGAATGGTGGACGGGGCGACGGAAAGGTACGGCTCTGCCCGAAAACGTGGGGCGCTGTAGGCTAAGGTTGGCCGGGTGCCCATCTCGGTCAGGCCGCGCGTTCTGTGGGCTGATGGGCTTGGCGTTCCCATTCTGCGAGCTGTGACCATGTCGCCATGCGCTTGCTGATCAATGCGCCCCAATGCTTCCGCGGCGCGAACTCACGGCACCGCCAGATGCGGATTGTGTTCCGCGACACGCCGCATACTAGGGCTAGTCGGGCGCTACCTTGTTGGTCGACAAAGTTGGAAAAATTCATGAACAGGCATTTCCCTGTGAAATGCTTTGTGGCATGTTCCGTCAGTCGTCGCAAGGAGCTTTCATGGACGAGAAACCCCAGACTCACCCCGCGTCCCTGTGCCGCCACCCCCATCCTCACCCACTCGGATCAACCTTGTGGAACGTCCGAAAGATGGACGGCGTCTGTGTCTTTTCGTTTGGTGTCGCACATGACGTCGCGGTCAGCGCCAAAGACGCCATCAACGAGCATTGGAATTGGGCGATGGACGGCGCTTATGATGCCGTGATCAAGGCTAGCGAACACCTGAAATGATCACCAGCGCCCTCACCCCGACCCTCGGTTTCCGGCGCGAGAAATCGTGGCCCGGCGACGACTGCACGCTGATCCTGATCTCACGAGAAACCGATCTGTTTCAGCGCCTCGACTGGCTATACGGCGACGCTGCCGTTCGCATGTCCGATCCGGAATGGGACATGGATCTGGAGAGGTGGCACAATCTCGGATGCCGGCGGTGAAACCCGCCGCCCGCAGCTCATTCGTCCCAGCCCGAACCCGACCGCCCCGCCATGACCCGCCCCTGCACCCCTGCGAGGCGTGTGACCGATGGGGCTGCTACGGCTACGGATGGCCGATCTGCCCCACCATGCGATGGTTCTGCCCCGACCACCGGCCGATCGATGTTGGAGACATGATATGATCCGCAACATGGAAGCCCTCCGAGAACACCTCGCCGCCGGCAACACCGTCAGCCTTCAGGGCTTGTACGAAGGCCGGGGATTTCGGCTGGCGACATCGGACACCAACGAGACCGTTAGTCGGCAGGCGTTATATGCGCTCATGCGACGCGACGAAGTGATGCCCGTTCAATTCGATATGGCGGGTGATCCGTGCGAGTGGGGAATCGATCGGGTCATTTACGATTAGCGCTTGCATCCCAACGCCAACCGGCGTACACCGTCATCAGCATTTCAGGAGATCACATGCCGAGAACCGCAGCCCAGCCTCTTTCAGATCCGGCCATTGTCCCTCGCGCGGCTAGGAAGCCGTCAGATGAGTTCATGCTCACCGGCATCAACGCCCTGCGTGAGCGTGACGAGGACTCCCTGATCGTGGCCAAGTGCAAGGGGCCGAAGCAGTTTCCCGGCTCGACCATCGAGATGGTGATGTTCAACGGCGAGGCGCTGCTGATGTTGCAGCGACCGTCCGGCAAGTTCACGCTGTTCAAGAAGTTCGATCTGCCGCATGAGGTGATCGACTTCACCAAGGCTTCCGTCGATAGTTCGGACGAACTGCCCGACTGAGATTATCGCGTCGCCGCGCCCCCGTCCAAGCGGCGCGATAACCGCCCGGCGTCAACACCCCCGGCGCCGGGCGGACCCTTATTAGGAGCCCCCAATGACCGAGCCCACCCTAATCGGCGACAACTCCCTCACGCCCGGCGCTGGCCCACGGATCAAGGAATTTGTGGAGCGGGCAGAACGTATTGGTGAGGATATCGCCAACCTGAAAGCAGACCTCAAAGAGATTTTTGAGGAAGCAAAAGGTCAGAACTTCGACGTCAAAATGATCCGTAAGATCATCAAACTTCGCGCCGAAGATCCAGCCAAGCGAGAAGAAGAAGAGGCAATGCTCGCCCTCTACATCAGCGCCATTGGAGGTTTGTGATGGCGAGGCGGAGGCGGTCATTGATGACTCAATGGCCGTCTGGGATAAATAGTGCCTTCGCCCTGATCGCCATCGCACTTTTTCTCGCGGCGGTGATTGTGTACGCACCCATTTTGGCGTACGTATTCAGTGGGTCGCGTCCCTGACGTGATCTGCCCTTCCTGGGCGATCCTCCCTTAACTGCCCCGGATGGCAGCGCCATGATAATGCTGTTCATCCGGGGCATTTTTTAGGTCCAGTCTATGCCGGTCTCTCAGGTTGTCTTCGTTCCACCGTTCACCCCCGCCGACGTGATCACGATGCAACAGCTTGCCGGTATCACGCCCGCCGGACCTCCCGGCCCGACTCCGGTCAACGACTTCCCAGCCGATCCGACTCAGGCTCCCACAAGTCCCGAGAATAGCCAGATCATGCTGTTCAACGACACCATCGTCGGCGAGCCCTACTTGAAGGACAGCAGCGGCACGATACACACCCTCGTATTGGCGCCAGGGAACACCGCGGCGAATCCGCTCACGACCTACATGGTCAACGGCTTCCCGGCGCATGGCGGCGCGATAGGATCGGATCAGCCGGTCCTCCTCCTGGTCCGCCAGGGCGGCGTCTATGTGCAGTTCTCCGGCGGCGAGTGGCAACAATTCGACGTGGGGACGGGATCGATGGAGCCGGCCCAACTCCCGGCCCCTGCGGCTCCCGGAGGCCCACCGACGCAACCCGCACTCCCGACCCTCCCCACGCCATCGTCCGTGGCTCCCGGATCGTCCGGGAACATCATTACATGCGGCGTCGGCCAACCCCTGGCGACCCTCTCCGCGGCGATCCCGACCGCACAGGCTGGAGACACCATCCAGCTTGTCGCCGGGACCTACACCGACACACCGCCGGCATGGACGGTCCCTCTATTGATCGATCTGGGAGGCGCCACGCTCAACGCGACCGGACAGACGGCCAACCTCGCGCGTGGCAAGGGCCTTCTGGTCCCGTGCGCCGACAGCATCATCAGGAACGGGACCATAACCGGCGTCGCGATGGATCAGCCGACCGGCGAACTCACCTACGCGATTCGGCCGGATGCTGGCCTCGGCTACCTCACCATCAGCGACATGCAGATTCACGCCTGCCAGGGCGCGGTTGGCGAGGGCGGGATCGGCGCCTGCGTCATCACGCTCACCGACTGCGACATCAGCGGCAATGGCCTGACATCGAACAACGGGACGGCGCTGTCCCACAACCTCTATGTCGGCGCGGATTGCATCACCCTGACGCTGAACAATGTCACTTCGACCGGCCCGACCGAGGGCCATGCGATCAAGTACCGCGGCCCGCAGCTTGCCGTCTCGGGCGGCAGCTTCGCGTCCTCGCCCGGTAAGCCGTTCGATCTACCCAACGGCGGGTCCGTGCCGTTCACGATTACGGGAGCGTCTATCGTGAAGAACGCCGACGACGTGGACCACGGCATCATCGGCTACGGCGAAGAGGGCGCGACCAACGGTACGGCCGGCGGCTCGATCAGCGATGGCTCGATCTCCGCGGCATGTCCGAACCCCTACATGACCGGCCCTGGCGGGACGATCACGATGGTCGGCGTCACCCTGACCGGGAACACGATCACCGCGCAGGGCGGCCTTACGCTGGTTGGCTCGTAGCTCAGTCCTGGGTGATCCTGACATGACTGCCCCGGCTCTACGGTGCGAATCGTAGGCCGGGGCTTTTCGTTATTGGCCGTACCCACGAGCTAGGAACAGGGTCGGCATACCGGGAATGACGCTATTCCGGCGACCACCGAACGGATGTCGGTGGGATTGGGTTCCGTCAGTTGAGCGGGTGTGATCCCAGCGACAGGCCGCCGCTACCCAGCAGAAGTTGTAGCAATACGATCAGCACGATCAGAGCCACAACTACGCGCGCGATCACACCGAACGGTGCGGGCAAAGGGACAAGCCCTATAGCCCAAATGAAAACTCCGGCTATCAGACATATGATTAAAATTGTGACCAAAAGCGACAGCATAACGCATCTCCAGTGCGAGAGCGCAACGTATGGCTGTGGTTATGGTTGCCCGTAACGGGTGGTGAGGTCGGCGAGGTAGTCGGCCACCTCATCGTCACCCAGCCCAGCAGACAACGCCCGCAGATGAGCCTTGATCGCCCGCATGTGGCCGTTCCGTAGCTGACCATCCGCAAGTCGCTTTGCAGCCGACTTGGCCACCGTGTCCGCCTCCTCGTCGCCGAGGATCTGCTCGGCTTCCCACAGGGCGTCACGGGCGCGCAGGATGAGCTGTTCCCATGGCGTCGGGTGGGAAGCCGCTTCCTTCTCGGCGATCCACCGCTCCAGATCCATGAGGCGCTCAGGCATCGCGGATGATGTCGTAGCGGTTGGCGTGCTGCCACGAGACGCGGGGGGTGATACCGAACGCTATCAGGGCGCGCTCGACTTCTTCCAGGGACCTTGCAAGCGCCCACACCATCCGATTTGACCGTGCGCAGTGATCCCGGAACCCTCGCTGCTCTGCGGTCAGTGTGCCGTTGTCGGGGGCTTTAAGCTCGATGAAGCGGCATACGCCATCTGGCGGCATCAACATGATATCCGGCCAGCCCCGATTTTGGCCCGATGCCTTTGCCTTGGCTCGTGTCGTGTGCCCCATGCGCGCGCCAGCCATCGAAGCCGTCGACAGAACGTCATCGGGAAGCGTCCACTTCAGATACGTGGCGACGGCGACTTGGAGCTTGTGTTCGGGATCATCGTTTTTGCGGTGGGTGGTTCGGCCTTGGCGGTAGGCATAGGCGGACATGCGCTGCTGGGTCATGAGAGGCGTCCGTAAAACTCGGCCGGACGGGAGAACATCGGAACCGTGAACAGGTGCCATGCGCAATTGTCCTTGCCGGTCATCGTCGTTCCGGGAATCCACTTCAAGCGACCGATTGACACGATCGTACGCAAACGCGGCATAAACGGAATCGCCTGTTGGGTGTGAACCCAATCCGCATCGAATAGAAGCCAAGTAGGGTGCTGGTCCGATAGATGCACGATCAACGTGTGCAGGACAGGCCTCGCCCACGGTGGATTAGTGATGAAACAATCAATGTTTCCGATCATACGATCGGTCGCGTCTTGTTTTGCAACCCGAGGCGAACGCGGGTCGATATCCCAAGCCGCCACGCATGTGTGGCCCCCAAGCTCCTCAAGGTAATCGATTAATGCCCCGTTCCCGGCACATGGCTCGCAGAATTGGGTTTCTCGCAAGAGGTGAGGTAGCAGGGGCGGGACAGCTTCTCGCGGGGTTGGATAAAAGTCTCTTTCCACTCTCTGGAAATCGCTTCGTTTACCCAATTTCGAAATACCCCTTCTCAAACCCCAACGCCGCCAGGATCTTCGGCCCCGGTGGCTTGCGCCCCTTGATCACGTCATTGATATAGCCGGGCGAGATGGGCGGCTTCTGACGCCGGCCCCACTCGTGCATATCCGTTTTATCGGTCTCGGCTTTCAGGGCCGCCCTGACATCGTCTTCGGTCATGATGGGTGCATACGCCAATTTGGGAGAGGGGGCAAATGGGCGCTTGCAGTCGCCACGCATATCGGCGTATATGATCGCTTATGAAATGGCGTCATCCACACAGCCCGTCGCCTATCGGTTCGCCGGGTCCGCTGTCCGCCGGACGAAAGCAATATGCCGTTTATCTGGAAGATCCGATCAAGCGCAGAATCACGGAACTCGCCACTGCACGTGGCGTATCGTCTAGCGCGATGACTAGGACGCTGATTCAACTAGGTCTTGAGAAATTGGCGGAGATCGAAAACAAGCCATGAACGCATCGCAATTGAGCCAAGAGGAAGAGCGCCGGTTGGCCGGGATACGGGCCGAACTGGATGCGCTGGAACCGCACATCGATACCGATGAGCCGCCGGAATGGCCGTACGATTGGCGAGTTGAGGCTGACCGTCATCGCGGGGATGTCTATGCGCGGTATCGCAGATGACCATCACCATCCATCCAGAAGTCATCCAAGGCGAGAATGAGTGGCTAAGACTCAGACTCGGCCTTCAAACTGCATCGACCATGGATCTCGTGCTTACTCCTTCGCTAAAGATCGCATCAAACGCGAAGGAAAAGGCGCACATCTACGAACTCGTCTCGCAGCGCGTGACTCAGTACGTGGAGCCCCAATTCGTATCTGATGCGATGCTCAGGGGAAAAACCGATGAGATTGATGCCCGCGCCCTCTACCACAAAAAGTATGCCAAGGTGCGTGAGGTGGGTTTCATCACCAACGACTGGCTTGGTTTTCCGATCGGATATTCACCAGATGGTCTGGTGGGTGACGACGGCCTGATCGAAGTGAAATCCCGTCGACAGGCGATCCACATGGAAACGCTTTTGGTCGACGTTCCGGCTCAAACATGCCCGACCGAATTCATGCTTCAGGTCCAGACCGGGTTGCTGGTATCTGGCCGCAAGTGGTGTGATTTTCTGAGCTATTGCGGCGGATTGCCAATGGCGGTGATCACCGTCGAACCCGATCCCGTCTATCAGGAGGCGATCATCGAAGCCGCGGCCAAATTCGAGGCGAGGATCAATGAGCGTGTCGCGCAGTACAAGGCGCTGATGCGGAAACGGAAGATCTGGCGGTTAACGCCGACTGAGCGGCGGATAATTCAGGAGATGTTTTAGTGACCACAATTCGTGTCGTCGACTTCGAAACAACCGGAATGGAACCGCCAGCCGAAGTGATCGAAGTGGGATACTGCGATCTTGTGCGGGGCGACGATGGAGAGTGGGGTGAAGATGCTCCACAATCATGGCTGTGCGGTGCAGATAAGATCCCTCCTGAAACGCGAGCCATTCACCACATTTCGATCGATGAGGTTAGGGGGCTGGAGAGATTCAGCGCAGACGGATTTATCCAATCGTCGATCCATTGTTCCGCCATAGCTGCACACAATCTCGATTTCGAGAACAAATGGCTGAAACTTCCGGCGGATATCCCAGCAATCTGCACATACAAATCAGCGCTTCGTGTGTGGCCCGAAGCTCCATCCCACTCGAATGGGGCGCTGCGATATTGGCTTGAGGATCAGGGGCTTTTGAGTCTGACCCATGACCTAGCCATGCCGCCACATCGGGCAGGACCGGACGCCTATGTCACCGCCCACCTCCTGAAGGCGCTCTTTGCGACAGGCGCAACGGGCAAGGATATGGTGGCGTGGACAAAAGAGCCGCGACTTTTCCCGACCTGTCCGATTGGCGAAAAATGGCGCGGAAAGCCGTGGTCCGAAGTCGATGCCGGATTCCTCGGATGGATGATTCGTCAGCCGACAATGGAAGATGATCTGAAATGGAATGCCAATCGAGAGATTGCGCGTAGGCAAGGAGCGTGACGGTGACATCTGACATGAGTCAAGTAATTATCCCTCGCAGCGATCAGCTCAATAGTGATGATCTGATCTCTGGTCCTATCACAATACGCATCACCAAAGTTGAAGTACGACCCGGAACTGAACAGCCTGTCTCTATCTTCTTCGAAGGCGATAACGGAAAACCATACAAGTGCTGTAAGAGCATGTCGCGCGTGATGGTCAGCGCGTGGGGACCGGATTCATCTGTTTATGCCGGCCGCTCGCTCACCCTCTTCCGCGACCCCAAAGTGAAGTGGGGCGGGATGGAGGTGGGCGGGATCAGGATCTCGCACATGAGCCATATCACCGGATCGATGACCCTGGCGCTGACCGAGACCAAGCAGTCACGCAAGCCCTTCACCGTCCAGCCCCTCGCAACCCCCAAAGCCCCAAATCCGCCCGTACAGCCCAAACCCGCGTCTCAGGCCACCACCGCCCAGCCTGCACCCACGCCGCCCGCCAGCGAGCCGGAATCGCCCCCTGCCGACGATGATTTCGCCGACCTGGAGCTGTACGGCGACGGAATCGAATTCACGATCACCGATGCCACCGATGGGCCGAAGCTGCGGAAGTTCTGGTCGTCGACGATCTCCAACCCGACGTGGGACGAGTTCAAAGCCGCACATGGTCAGCGATCGAAGGATCTGAAAGCTGCGGCCATGGACAAGATCAAAAAGTTGTCCGAGCCTGTGGAATCGGAATGAAGGAGCGCCGGAAATGATCGAGCACCTATCCAGGATTCGTCATCGCATGGGGGCATTCCGCTTCTACGCGCTGTTGTTCGCCCTGATCTGGCTAGCGGTGCTGGCGGCAGTGATTTTCCCGCGGCCGGCGGATGCGAGCGTGACCAGTTCGCCGCCGCCCCGCCCCGACTGCGGCCAGTTCATGCAAACCCCTGGCGGCGAATGCACCAGCACGCCGAATCAACTTTCCGAACTCGTGTGGCTTGAGGCGATTGTCGTCATATCCGAGACCGAGGGTGGCGGATTCAAGCTGAACCTGATCACCGATCTGCACCATGACAAGGAAAGCTGCATGGAGTCCTCGGCGGCTGTCGTGAAGGAAACCCGCACTCAGTTGCCCGACGCCATCATCTATTTCGATGACAACCCCTGTACGGAAGCGGAGGTGGGGCCGTGAACACCGTCTGGCTCGTGGTTCTCATTCTGACGTGGCATACCAATCCCCCTAAAATCGATACCGGAACATCATATCCGACCGCCCAGATGTGCGCCCGGCATCTTGAGCAGGCGGCAGATATTGTGTGCTGCATTCCGATTCACCCAGCCGATCCTTCGCAATATGCAGGCGAAGGCTTCTGTCATAAGCCAAAGGTCACGCACGGGATTATCGTACCATGACCCCTTCTGCCATCACGGCGCTGGCGTGCGCCTTGACCCTCGCAGCTTGCGAGCGCCCGGCTCCTGCCCCGGTTCCGACGCCGCCAGTCCCAACCCCCGCGCCCACTCCCTCCCCGTCTCCATCACCGATCCCGGCGGGGGACGACTGCGCGCCCGGTAAGGGTTGCCGGCCATATCCCGGTCTCGTCATGCCGGTCTGCGATCAGGCCAAGGATGCGTGCTGCGTCCCTAGCGACGCTCAGTGTATTGCGAGGCTGCCGAAGCCATGACGCCCGCCTGTGCCGTCATCGTCGGATGGCTGTTCTGCCCGGTTCATCCGGCGATGCCGGGTGCGGATTGGGGGGTTGGGTCTCCACCGCAACCGCGCGTCTGCAATAAGCCGCAGGGATGCGAGAGCAATGATCCCGGAGTTCCGGCAGATTCATTCTCGCAACACCCCCTGCCTTGGCATGTGCCGGACGCTCCAGATGATTCGGCCTATCAGCGCGACGGGGCGATCTGTTTTGGCGGCAATGCATGGTTCGATAAAGACGGCGTCGTCTACGTTGAACCAGATATGAACTGTCCACCGCAGAAGAATCCTAAGCCATGACCCCCACCCCCTCCCAGATCGCCGAACTGAAGGCGGCTGGGTACTACGCTAGTGGTCCGCATCGAGCAGGCTGCACTTGGTACATAATGCACGACAGCGATGGTCTCGCGCATTTCGCCGCAGAAGATGAACCGAAAGCTTGGTCCGCCGCATGGTCTCACTACCAATCCCAAAGGGGTAAGTCATGACCACAGACACCAAGGCTATGCCCTGTCCGTTCTGCGGTGGTGAACCGTGGTGCCGACTTGCGGCCTATTCCAAGGACGGAACTCCGAGATGGGCGGTCGGCTGTAACGCTTGCGGCGCGATGACGGGGCCGAAGCTTCAGGCCACTGAAGCCGCGGCCATCGAGCAATGGAACCGGCGCGCCTCGCCATCCACTGACCAGACCACGGAAGACGTGATGCAGGCTCTTGCCGATCAGGCCCAAGAACTGAAAATGGGTTACGAAACGGCGGCGGAATCCTGGCCCGACGAGGCTGCGATCGAGCGGGTTAGCCGAGCGTTAGATCCGCCAAGCCAGTATCCCGGCGAGTCCTTCTGGGATTGGTGGGACCACAGGGCTGACACGATAAATCCAGACAACCGAGCCCGGCGACAAGTTCACTTGGACAAGGCCCGAGCCGCCTTCCTCGCAGCCGCCGTTCCCTCCCCTTCCAAGCCAGAGAAAGATCAAGATGCCAACTGAGCACATTCTTAAAACCTTCGTCGACTACTGGCGAGCCGTCGAGAGCGGTGAGAAAACGTTCGAAGTTCGCCGCGATGACCGTGGGTTTCAGAAAGGCGACGTGCTGGTTCTACGTTGCATGGAAAAGAACTTTAGAGGCCATTGGGTGGAAAAGAGACACACCCACGACAACAGTCCATACCAAATTCGCCGAAAGATCACTTACGTCCTTACCGGCGGACAGTTGGGCATAGAACCGGGCTATGTCGTTCTTGGCCTGAAGAAAGTATGAAAGTCACCTACCAGGATTGCTCCGCCTGCGTTAACCGGGTTCTGATCGAGGAAGATCCGGTCAGATGGATATGCAAGGCGCAGGGATTCCTGGTCGGCAACAAGGTCATCAACTGCAAAAAGTTCAAGCAGAGAAAATCTCTCACTTCAGGTGCGAAATAAAATACACCAGCACCCCTGAGAGCACCGACGACACCAGCCCGACCACCATCAGCATCAGCGGCATAGACAGGCCATCTCGCCCGCCGTCCGCAGCGGATTGTCTCTCAAGCATCGATAGACGGGCTTCGACAGCCTTGAAATTGGCGTCCACGATTTCGATGGTGGCAAACCGGGCCTGCTGATCGCTTACCATTCCGCGCAGCTCGTTCAGGCCCTCTAGCCTTTTTTCTGTGGCCCCCTCTGCTTTGCTGTTATGCATACAGAATCCGCCGGCTATATAGGTAGACGTGGAAGTTCCTAGTGTGGCAATTGTGTCGATTCCGGCACCCTCTATGGATGTAACGATTACGTCTCGGTGCCACCCCCCAATAGGACGCCCCTCCCATACCGACCTCGCCTTGGCCAATAATCTTTGCGGACGGATGCTTCCAAGAAGGAATAAAATCTCGTTTCTAATATTTATCTGCCACTCGACGGTTGGTTTTGCGTTTAGCGACAAGCGATAATTTGGTTTTTTATGTATGGTGTGATAAGCGCTAACGCGCTTAGCTAATGATTCCGAAATTTTATCGCATACGATACCTTCCGTTTGAACCACGCCAAGCCTCGCTCGGCCATTGCGGTCACTTTTAAAGGTTAGGCACCCCTCTCCGTCAAAAATTCCGGCAAGCCACCCGGCCTCCCACGAATTATCAACATCCCATACGTCGTAAGCTCTCATAACAGCGTCGCCAACACGTATAAGGCTAGCTTTGACCCATCTCCATTTAGAGTCGTGGTCTTGGCGATAAACTAACCATGGATGATCATAGGTACATCTCACAGATCCCGCTTGTGTGTTCACCTGAAGAAGCGGAGCTTTCTCTATGCCATTTGAAGTGACAATTGCCATTCTGTGTAGCCGACCGCGAGAAGCAATCATTCCGGATTGTCTAGGCGCAGGCTCTTCATCAAAGGCTATCAATTCATCCCCAACGGATAGAGATCCCGCCGCCCTCCACACTAAGTCGGCGCATAACACTGGAGTGTCAGACGAAACGCAAACCGCCTTCTCAGCGGCCTGAAGCGCAATTTCTGCGCGGTCCTTCTGGGCTGAAATTTGCTCGGTGAGACGTAGCGAGAGCGCGTCGATTCTATCACGCGCGATGTCGTCGATTGCCACCGCGCGCTCCACTTTGGTTTAGGTGTTGTCCACCTCTCCAGGTGGGGGACGGAGATCCGCGTCACCGTCGATCGGGTAGGGCCGACCTATCCCGCGAGCCCATGCCTGACGCCGAGCGGCATAGAACGCCTGCCGCTCGGCACACTCCCGGACGAAGGCCGCCAACTCTGATTCGGTCAAGGCAGATCCCCCGGCTTCAATTCCTGAACGAGCCGCCTGATGATCAGGAAGCCGATCAGGCCGACCACCGCTATGGCAATCGCGGCGCCACCGATAATTGCGAGGACGATCATCAGAAGGTCAGCGTGTAGCTCGCCGAACCGGTCAGCGGCGTGGGCGAGGTGGTGTCGACCACATCGATGGTGAACGGATAGGTTCCGCTCGTGGTCGGCGTGCCGGAAAGATCGCCGGCAGACGACAGAGAGAGACCGGGCGGCAGAACGTCGCCGGACGCGAGGCTGAACGTGTAGCTGCCATCGCCGCCGGTAGCCGACAGTTGCTCGCT